AAGAGATTTGATGAATATATTATGCAACGTTTTAAATATAAAGATGGTTCTTACACTCACATTGTCGCTGGCACTGTTGATCTTGGTGGTGGCCACACTCAGCATGTGGCTAATTATTGTCGCCACAGGATTAATAATCGTGTCTGGCCTATTCGTGGGATTGGGGGTGATGGCAGAAGCTATCCTGTCTGGCCTCGCAATCCTTCTAGGGGTGCAAAGATTCAAATTCCATTCTACAATGTCGGAGTGGATGCTGCAAAAAGCGTTGTATTTCAAAGGCTTCTGCTTAAAGATAATGGTCCAGGCTATTGCCATTTCCCAAAAGATCGTGAGCAAGATTGGTTCAAGCAGCTGACAGCAGAAAGGCGAGTAAAGAAATGGAAAGGCTCCAGACAAATTCATGTTTGGGAAAATCCCAAGAAGGCTAGGAATGAGGCTTTTGATTGTCGTGTCTATGGATATGCAGCACTTTGTGGTCTTCAATCTATGGGGATGGATCTGAACACTATGATTAAAAATAGAAAGTTTATTTTACTTTCAGAAAAAAATAAGGCAGAATTAAAACAAACTGCGTTACAAGAAGATCCACACAGAGCAAGGCCAAAGAAAAGAAAAGCTCGTGTGGCTAAATCTAGTTTTGTTAATGGATAGGAAATGGCATCAAATTTATTTAGTGGTAGTATCTGGACAGACCAAGAATTGCTTGATCTTCTTAAGCAGCTTGAAAGAATGTATGCTCAGGGCACAAGACTGGCCATGTACAAGGATCAACAACTTCAATTTGCATCCACAAGAGAACTTGAGCAAAGAATAACTATGTTGCGCAATGAACTTTGTGATAGAGGTGCTTTGACAGGGGCAACACCACGTAAGAAGCAGGTCAGAATAACAACAAGGAATAGAGGGTTCAATAGTGTCAACACCCAAAACTAAAAAAACAACTACTAGAAAAAAGGCTGCTCCCAAAGAAAAGCCTTCAACAAAGATCTTAGTTCAAAGAGAAAGAATTAGTCAAAAATCAATTACATCAAAAATGACAAAGATGTCTGCAGATCCTTTTAACCTTGGCAATGGATCAAATAATTCTGCAGTTGTGCAAGTTGATTTTGCATCAGAGCAAGGGAGAAGAGGCAAAGAGATCCCTGGGCTTGGCTCTGGCCCAATGACTACTACAATATCAAATGCAACAGTAGCAAGAAAAAGATCACGATATGCAGTTTTAACTAATGCTTATGCTAAGAGATCTGTTGATATATTGGTTAGTAATGTTGTGGGCTGTGGACAGAAGCTGCAAGCAAATTCACCAGATGTAGAATTTAATAAACAAATTGAAGAGCTTTGGGCAGATTGGTCAGAGGAAGTTGACTCAGCTGGAAAGCTAAATCTTGCAGGATTTGAAGCCCTTACATTTAGATCAATGCTTGAGGGTGGAGATTGCTTTGTGAGACTTAGAACAAGAAGGCCTGAAGATAATCTTGTTGTTCCTTTACAACTACAACTGCTTGAGGCTGAACAAGTTCCAACATTCAAGAATGAAAAGAATGGCAACAATGCTATAATTGGTGGAATTGAATTTACACCTTTTGGATCAATAACCCGCTATCATGTATTTCAAAGTCACCCTGGAGAATTTGCAACATTCCAAATGCAAATTCAAAGATCAGCAGATACAATCCCAGTAGATGCTAGGCAAATTATTCATATACATGATGTAAGAAGGCCCAATGAAGTTAGGGGTCTTCCAATTTTAGCACAAGCATTGATACAGTTAGCAGATTTAGATGCATATATGGATGCTGAACTTGTTAGGAAAAAGTGCGCTGCTCTTATAGGTGGGTTCATAACTTATCAACCTGGAATGGAAAATCTTAATCCATTTATTACTGAACAAGTTAATGGTGAAGAAGCTGATGAACAAGAAGATGACATTCACATAGAGGCTTTGGAGCCTGGAACATTTCCCATCCTTCCCCTTGGTTATGATGTTAGGTTTTCTGAACCTGCTGATGTTGGAATAAATTTTAAACAATTTATGAGATCACAATTGCTGATGCTTTCGGCAAGTATAAATATTTTATATGAGCAGCTTACTGGAGATTATTCTAGTGCTGGTAGTGATAGAACAGTTAGAGCTGCTATGTTAGAATTTAAACGCATAGCTATAAATTATCAAAAAAATATTATTTCTCATCAGTTCTATCGTCAAGTATATAAAGAATTTATTCGTTTGGCAGCTCTTTCTGGTGAATTGGTTTTCCCCACAGGGATGACTTTACGGCAAGCACAAAGGGCAAAATGGATACCAGATCCTTGGGAATTCCTTAATCCATTGCAAGAAGTCAATACTCAGATTAGACAAATTAGATCTGGGTTGGTCACTCGTTCAGAGATCCTTACTAAAATGGGTAAAGTCCCTGCTGAGGTTGATTTAAAATTTAGGGAAGAGAAAGACAGGGAAGTTGAACATCAACTTATATTTGATAGTAATGCTGAGGTTGTTAGCTCTGCTGGGGTTGTACAGTCTTCTGACCCAGATGATATATTAAATGATGTAGAGCCAGAAGAAACAACCACAAATTTCCCAACAGGAGATAATGATGAAGAATAATTTTTTACTTGAAGGCCACCTTGCTGAAAGGCTTTTTAATACTCCACTTTTGCTTGAACAGGGTAGAGCTGAGACTATGAACCATTATCTTGAGAAAAGGATGAATGGTGATCTTGAAATAAATATTGAGATGAGCAAGCACCTTGATGATGAGGATGAACCAAAAAGAGAAGTAATAACAAGAGTTGAAGATGTTGCTATAATTCCTATAGTTGGAAGTCTTGTTCATAGAGGTGGATTTATTGATTCTGCTTCAGGAATACAAAGCTATGCAAGTATAAGGCAAGAATTGCTTATTGCTGTTAATGATCCTATGGTGAATAAGATATTGCTTGATATTGATTCTGGTGGTGGGGAAGTTGAAGGCAATTTTGATTTGGCAAAATTAATTCGTGAAGTTAATGATACAGTTAAGCCTGTTTTTGCTATTGCTAATGGCTCTGCATTTTCTGGTGCATTTTCTCTAGGTGTCGCTGCTGGAGACTTTTTTATGACAGAGACTGGTGGGGTTGGATCTGTTGGCGTTATAATTCAGCACGTAGATTTTTCTGATGCAAATAAAAAAGCAGGGATAAAAGTAACAAATATAACTGCTGGAGATAGAAAGGATGAATTAAGTTCTGACTTCCCATTAAGCAAGCAAGCATTGACTTTGCTACAAGATCGTGTAGATACTCTTGGCAATATTTTTGTAGAGCAAGTTGCAGAAATGAGAGGGATTTCAAAACAATCTGTAATTGATACTCAAGCAGCCTTGATTTTTTCAGAACAGGCAGTTAATATTAATTTTGTTGATGGAATTATATCATTTGATGATCTATTAAGAGAATTAGTGAATACAGATTTTCAAATTGAAACAAAACAGAAAGGCATTCAGATGTTTAAGAAAAAAGTAAAAGAGAATATGGAAGATGATTCTGCTACAGCTGAAGATGAAGGTGACAATGTAGCTGATCTTAATCTTGAGAATGATAATGAAGATGCAGCTGAAGAAGTAGTTAAAGATGAAGCAGAAGAAAAATCTAAAGATACACCAGATGCTTCTGTTTCTGTTGATCCTGTAAAACGTGCATCAGCTATTGCTACTCATTGTGCAAAGGCAGGAGTTGCAAATTTAGCAGCACATTATATTGAATCAGATATGACTATTGAACAAGTCAAAGAAAAGCTTAATACTGAAGGAACAATTAAACAAGCCTGTGAACTTGCTGGTAAGCCTAATAGAGCTGAAGAATTTATCAAAGCAGGCACTTCAATTTCTGATGTTCAGAAAACACTAATTGAAGAGGCATCAAAAGATGAACCTGAAATCTCTTCAAGTTATGACCCTGAGTCAGTTCAAGAAAGTCTTAGTGAACTTGAAAAAGCTGATGGGGATTTAATGGTTGCTGATGCAAAAGCCAAACGTGAGAAATTTGATAAAACGTCAAAATAAGGAGATTGACAAATGTCTACACTTGAAGAAAAAAGAGGTCGTGGCTTTCACATTGTATCGGAAGCAAATGGCCATAGAAGTCGTGAAGCAATAATTGTTGCTGCTGGTGATTTATCTGTTGGAACTATTCTGGGTGAAATTACTGCTTCACCTGGTGAATTCAAACAAATAGATCTTGCAGAGACAGATGGCACAGAGGTAGCAGCTGCTGTGTTGTTTGATAGAGTAGATGCTACATTAGCTGCAGTGGATGGAGTTGGACATGTAAGAGATGCAGAGGTCTTTGGATCTCAACTTATATATCCTACAGGTTCAACACCTACGCAAATTGCAACCATTGATGCTCAGCTTGAAGCTCTCGGCATCATCGTAAGAACTTAATCTGGGAGGATTTAGATTATGCCATTGATGAATGATGTATTTACTGGAGATGCTTTTAACTTTGTTAACTTGACAGCTGCTGTTGAAGAGTTACCATTTGTTGAATCAACTCTTGGTCAAATGGGACTTTTTGATGGGCTGGTAGAAGGTGTAGAAACTGATACTGTTGCCATAGATATTACCAAAGGTGTCCTGCAAATTTTACAAACAAGTGAACGTGGTTCACCACCTCAACGTAAAACGAAAAATCCAAAAAATACTAGCCGTACAGTGAAAATACCTCATCTTGAATTTGAAGATAGGATTATGGCAGGTTCACTTTTTGGAAAGCGTAAGGCTGGAACTTCACTTCTTGAGTCTGTTGCTGATAAGATTAATACAACTTTTAATGAAATGCTTAATTTATCAATTGCACCAACATATGAAGTTCATAGATTGAATGCCCTTAGAGGCATTCTTTTGGACTCTGATGGTTCAGTTATTGAAAATTTCTTTGATCTTTTTGATGTAACCCAACAGACTTTTGATTATAATCTTTCTTCTGCTACTCTTGATGTTCGTACTAGAACACAAAAGGCTTTGAGGGTTATAAAGGATACACTTGATGGTATTCCATTCACTGGAGTTATGGCTCTTTGTGGTCGTGATTTCTTTGATGATTTCATTAAGCATCCATCAGTTAGGGATACATTCTTGAACTTTAGTGATGCCCAAGATCTTAGGAATGATAAAAGGGAAGTTCCTTTCACTTTTGGTGGAGTTACATGGCAGGAATATTATGGCCTTCGAAATCTACCAACTGCTGGCCTTGGCATTGTTGAGGATGATGAAGCAATAATGTTCCCAGTAGGTGTCCCAGGAATGTATAGAACATTCTTTGCTCCTGGTGATTTCCTGGAAACTGTTAATACTCTGGGCCAACAATTCTATGCTAAGATTGCTCCAGATTTTAAATATAATAGGTGGGTTGATCAATTGATTGAAACTAATCCTTTGTTCATTAATGTGAGGCCTGCGGCAGTTCTTAAGATTACAAGTTCTTAATTATGCCTACACCTCTTTTTGATGGGCTGGGAGATGCACTCCTGAATATATTTGAAAATGAGTTTCCAGCTATTTTCAAACCTATTGTTGGATCATCCCAGCCCATTAAAGTTATTTTTAATGCTCGTCATCAACAGATTGATTTTGATGGCAAATCATATGGGGCAGAGAAGCCCATTGCTTGGATAAGAACTGGATTAATAAATCCAAAGTTTAATGATATTATTGAGATAGATGGTAAGGACTATTTTATAAAAGATGATGAGCCAGATGGGCTTGAGATTACTAAATTATTGCTAGCGGAAAAAATCTGATGCATGTTAGACAACAAGTAAGAAATGCCATCACTGCTCTGGTAAAGACTGTACCAGAGCTTGTTGACAGCACATTTGAAAGTAGAGTGTATCCTCTCGGCAAGGAAGATTTGCCAGCAGCATTAATATTTACTGAGAATGAAGGCATAGAGAATCAAACAAAGCAAAATCAAAGAGTTCAAAAGAGACTTATTGAAACTGTTGTATATGCTTTTGCTAGAGCCAATGACCTTTTAGAAAATGCTATAGATCCCCTTGCTGAAGCAATTGAGAATGTAGTATTGAATGATCAGACTTTGGGTGGTGTAGCAAATAAGACTAGATTATCAGAAGTTAATTTATTAATTGGTGGGGAGCCTGATGCACCAACTGGAGCAGCTAGGATTTCTTTTATATCAACAGTTTTAACCCAACAGGGGAATTCAAGCACCCCATTAACTAATACAACAGGAGGTCCATTCTCATGACTACTGCAGGAATACAATTCAGAACTTTACCCAATGAGCTTTATGCAATACCAAAAGCACACCTATTATTTAAGCCACAAGGTGATGCTGCATTTATTCTTCTTGGTGATACTGATGAAATAACCATTACACCCACAGTTGAAGAAATTGAACGCTTTACAAATGAAGCAGGAATTAAAAAACTTGCCATTACAATTGTTCAACAAATTGATGCTGTAGTTAATTTCACCTTGGCACAACTTTCTGATGTAAATAGAGCACTTTCTCTACTTGGTGATTCAACAGATTTACTCCAAGCTTCTCAAGTTGGCTTGACTAAGTCCTTTACATCTCCTGCTCATGATGGTGAAATATTCCAGCTTGATGCATTTGAGGTTGAGAATGTAGTAATTACTGATGGAGCTACTACAACCCCTTATGTTTTGGACACAGATTTTAAACTTGATTCTGCTGGTGGATTTGTTCAGCTTCTGAGCATACCTGCTGGTGGTGATGGTGATGTTGAAATTACTTATGATGGAATTGAAGTACTTTCGGCAGATGGATTTAAGAAAATAGGCATTGGTAGTAAATCTTCAAATCGTGGAAAACTTATAATTCGTGGAACAAATGATCAAGGCCCAAGAGTTATGGTTACACTTCATGATGTTGAACTTAGACCTGATGGAGAAAGAAACTATGTTTCTGATGAAGATATTGATACAATTGAAATTGTTGGGCGTGTATTCCTTGATGAGACACAACCACCAGAATTCCAACTTGGATTTGAACAAGATCTAATTGGAGCTTAATTAGAAAGGATAAATAATGTCTGTTAATATTCTTGATGTTGCACCCAATCCAAGGATTGTAGCAACTCATAAATATGGAGATTTGGAAGTAACTGGATTGAGCATTGGTGGGATAGTCCACCTTATAAAATCCCACCCAGAGCTTTTCAAGATGTTCAATACTGATGGTGAGCAAGTCATGGATCTTGAAAACATGATGGATCTTGGTGAAGAAATAGTTGCCTCATTTTTGGCAGCAGGCCTTGGCCATCCTGGAAATAAAGAAGTAATTGAAACATGTAAGGCTATGAACCCAGAAGATAGCTGGGAAGTTGCCCAAGCAATAATTGAGGAATCATTCCCAGGGGGTGCAACAAATTTTTTCAAACGGGTGACAGAGGCAGCCAAAAAGGCAAATGTGATTCAAGTTTCCAAGGATTTGAAAGAAAGTCTGAAGGAAAAAGAGGAAACACACCTGACACCAGTTTCTTAATAATATTGGCACAAGCTGTTGAAAGGCTAATATCTCATGGACATAATAATCCATACAAATATACTCCAAAGCAAGCAGCAGGATATTGTGAGCTTGCACAAAATAGGAGAAGTGAAGATCTAGCCAATATGTTCATCATTACTCAGAATGCAATGCATGCAGATGAGAAAGGTGCCAAGAAGCTTATGAAGGAATTAACGAGTGGCACAGTTTGATGTAACAGCAGTATTTAAGATAACAGGTCTTAAGGAGCTTAACAAAGCTTTTAAGCAAATTAGCAGTTCTGCTAAAAATGTTGGCAAAAACTTCAAGAAATTTAGTTCTGATGCAACACGCTTCGCAACCAATATAACTAGAGTTGGAGTTGCTGCTGGAGCTGCCCTGGCTGGTGCTGCAGTCAGCTTTGCTAAATTTGAAGATGATTTTACGAATGTTGTTACTCTTCTTGATGATGGATCTTTTGCAGTAGGATCTCTTGAGGATGGGGTTGAAGGGTTAAAAAAGGGAATTACTGATTTAAGCCAAGAAACTGGAGAGACATTTGAAAATCTAAATAAGGGATTATTTGATCTTATATCTGCTGGGGTTGATGCTGCTGATGCAATTACAACTCTCGGCATAGCCACTGAACTTGCTATTGCTGGTGGTACAGATACAGCTATAGCTGTTGATGGGCTTACTTCTGCTCTTGGTGCATTTGGCGATGAGGCTGGAACAGCAGAAGAGATCTCACAAAAATTCTTTACAGCTCAGAAATTCGGAAAGACTACAATAGAAGAATTGGCTGGATCTGTTGGTTTAGTAGCATCACAAGCTAAAGCAGCTGGAATTAGTTTTGAAGAACTTCTTGCAACAGTATCAGCATCAACAGCAGCTGGCATACGAACAAAGGCAGCCTTTACTGGATTGCGTGGTGCCATAGATAATATACAAAAACCAACAGCAGCAGCTAGAGAAGAGGCAGAACGCCTTGGAATTTCTTTTGATGCACAAGCTTTAAGGGCAAAAGGATTAACTGGAGTTTTACAAGATGCTGCAAATTCAGCTAATTTTACAACAGAAAGCTTTGTTAAATTATTTGGATCTGTAGAGGCTAGAAATTTTGCACTTGCTGTAGCCAATGACAACTTTTCCAAAGCCACCAATATTCTTGGAGAGTTAAATGACAAGACGCAACTTGCTACTACATTTAGTGATGCTCTTGAAGAAAAACAAGGAACATTGGCATTTGCTACGAATAGACTGAGGCAGACATTCAAAGTCCTTGTAAAAGATATAGGAGAATCTGTTGGTCCAGCTTTGATAGAATTCTTTAATTTGATATCTGATCTTATAAAAAAATTCAATAAGCCAATTGTTAATTTCTTTAAATCAATAGGTGATAGTGCTTTAGAGTTTGTGCAAAAACTAAGGGCAAATTTTCCACAACTTGTTGAAGAGATAAGAACAAAATTTACACAATTTGTTGATGCTGCGAAATTATTCTTTAATTCAATAAAAGAAGTTTTTAATTTTATAGCTCCAATAGTAAAGTCTGTACTTGGATTTCTTGATGCTTTGGCTAAAGCTCTAGGACTTGGATCTGGATTAACTCTTGCATTTATTGCTGCAATATTCCAATTCTCTGGTGCATTTAGATTGCTGGGATCTAGTGCACTATTGGTTATATCTATCATAAGGCTATTAGTGACAATCATTAGTACAACTTTATTGCCAATTATCGTTAGGATTGGAGCTGTGATAATAGGATTTGGTGCAGGCTTGGTAACCACAGCTGGATCTGTTGGCATATTGGGCACTGCTCTAGGTGCTCTTAGAATTGCATTACTTGGCCTTGGCCTTGTAGGAATTGCCATAGCTATAGGTGTTTTAATTGATCAGACTATTGGGTGGGAAAAGGCACTTCAAATATTAAAAGATGTAGCCACTGCTGTATTTAATTTCTTTGTTACACAACTTACTAATATTGGAAAAGGCTTTCTTGCAATAATTCAGATAGTTGCACAAGTTGCAGCAGCCATAGTTGAAATATTTAGTCCAGGCCTTGGTGCACAAATGTCTGAGGGAATAAGGCTAGCATTTACTAAACTTGGAGAAGACATAAAGAGGATATTCACAAGAACAGTAGATTTTCTTAAAGGATTATTTAATGGATTTATAAATTTCTTTAAAAGAGCAACTGATGTAGCAAAGAAGACTTCAGACAATCTCAAAAAACAAACAGAAGAAATAGCAGCAATAAAGCCAAAACCTGGAAGCATTCTTGATCCTAATGCTAGAAACAGATCTGTTTCTCCACAAGAATTAGCAGCCTTAAGAGTTTCTGGATTTGCAGGTAATTTCTCTAAAGGTGGATCTGTACATGGCCCAGGAACTGGAACAAGTGATTCAATAATGGCAAAGTTGAGCAGAGGTGAATATGTAGTAAAAGCATCATCAGTTAAAAAGCTTGGAGTTGGATTTATGAACTCTATTAATAATGGGATATTACCTGTTATGAGGGGCTTTGCTGATGGTGGTCTTGTAGATGCCTTGAATTCTAGTATTGGCTTATCCTCACCATCCCTTAGACCAATAGCTGTATCTTCTGGAAGCATTGGAACTTCTGGAAGGCCAATAACACTTGTCTTACCTGGTGGTGAATCTTTTGATGTTACTGCTACAGAAAGTACAGCCCAAAGATTACAAAGAGAATTAAGAGGGAATGATATGAGGCAATCAGCCAACAAACCTGGGTGGATAAAATGAGTAATGAAACAATTTTAGTCTTAGGTGATCTTGTTATTCCTATTGGAGCTGGAAGAGGAATATCACAAACTCTACAGCCCATAGATAATGGTGACCTTAGAAGAACTGTCAATGGTGAGCTTATTGATTTGACAAGAGTTGAGAATAGGAAATTTGAATCACAAGTTAGTACAATAGATCAGGCAAGCCCAACATTAGCAGGAATATGGAAAGGTAGCCAGTTGATTGTTGAATTTATAGAGAATTTACGGCAATCAGAATTAGTTCCTACAACTTCATTTACATTGATTAGAGATCCAGTTGTATCTAGCATAGTTGGAAGAGATGTTAATGGGGATAAGGTTGCAGTTAATACTGTTGTTGATAGAGATATAACATTTGTTAGTGCAGTTAAATATGTAGAATTTAGGCCCATTCTCACTATGCTGGTTGTTGCTATGAGCTTTAATATTGATGAATATGCTGCTGAGGAAGGCTGGACAATTGATCTGGAGGAAGTTTAGTGACAGTTGGAACACTATATTTTGCTCTTGTTGATGCTGGAGAAGTTTTTAATCCAGTAGTCCACAATAGAGAAGATGAGAAAGTTTTCAATTTACAGATAGATCAATCTGAAGGAAATTTTGCATCAGCTGAAATAGAAGTTAAAAATATTGGATCAGGGCTTTTAAATCCATCTAGAAAAAAGCGCATATTTATTTCATTTGAAAGTGGCTCTGGAGTAGTCCTTTTATTCTCAGGAAGAGTAATTGGATTTCCAACAGATTTAGGAACAAAAACTGTAAGGATAAGTTACATAGCTCAACCAGAAGATTGGGAAACTGTTCAAGCTTCATTCCTTGATACCTTGAAAGTTGCACCATTTTATAATGAATTGTTTATCCCAGAAGACAGAAGAGGTGATGCAGCAGACATATTAGAAGCAAGATCATCATTACTATATTGGGACAGGGTGACAAATGCACTAAGCCTATCAGATATAATAGAAGGCACAAGCACTGTTGATCTTGGAACTAGGGTTTTATTTGATACCATTAGGTGGGAGATTGGTGACCCACCTGTAAAAACAGTGAATATAAATATAGAGGTTCAATGGGAGCAATTTGGAATTGGCATTGTTGATGCTGGTCTCGCAATAACTGCAGAATTTACTAATTCAGCCATAGGATCTGCACAAATAAATTCCCTTACTCCTTTATCATTTGAAGATGCTTGGCAAGGCGTCAGCATCCCCAATGGATATAGCATAATTGAAAGTAAAATAACACCAGTGGCAAATGGCTTTGGCCTTGTTCAAGCTGATTTAAGATCACCAACTATACTTGTGAATGGTACAGATTTTCCTACATCAACAGGTGCAACTCCTGCAACCAGGCCAGTATCAGTTCCAAGAGTTTGGTATTCAGGAGATCTAAAGTTACAAGCAATATATGAACAAAAACGTAGAGAGACAGCATCAACATCTCTTTCAATCTCAATACAAGATTATTCCTTGCGTGGCGATAAGACAGAAGAAATATCAATACGCTTACAAGATCCTACTTCACCAGCTCAAGGTTCAGTTTTTGATGCAAAATTGCCTTCTTTCTTTTTTGATGGCATTGGAGATTTAACAACTCTTGGCACAGAGGTATTTGAAAATGCAATTCTTAGAGGGATGGCCAGACTTAAATATGCCAATAGAGTTATTGAGACTAGAATAGAGGGTGATCTGAATGATCTTATAGAAATTACAGTTGACCAAAGCTTAAGATTCACTGATGATCGTTTGCCTGGTGGATCAATCCTTGGTAAAGTTGCAGGATATATTCTTGAGATAGATGGGGATAGTGGACAGCAAACTGCACAAATAACTTTACAATCTTGTATTGGCAATGGGGAAGATAGCTCAGGATCTGGAACAGAAGTTGGATTGATATCTTATGATAATCAATTTGGGGCTTCAGCAATGAATAGCTCTGTATTTTATGAGTTAACATCTTTGCCAACTATTGATGAGCCAATTGATGTTCCTGCTATGGAGAGTGATGATCAATTTTTAATTGATAATGTTACTGTAACTGGTGATGGTGAATCCCAAAACATAGGATTTCAAAATGAAAATATAACTGCCCCAGAAAATGGAACAGGAAGGCCAGATACTTTCTTAGAAAATAATCCAACTGAGGTTACAATTGATTTAAAAACCATGAACCCTGAATCAGAATTATTTGCTCAAATTGATATAACAACTTCAGATCTGACATTGCCCAAGCATGTAGATATGGAGGCTCCATGACAATAGAAGCAAGCCTCAGAAGGCCACAGATAAATCCTCAAGATAGAGGTAGCACAATACCAGATAGTAAGCCTACAAAGGCTGCAAACCCACAACTTTTAATGACAGGTGGAGTTGTCAGGCCAAGCTTTAGATTTGATGATGGTGATGGCCTTACAGATGCTTTTGGAAATGTATATGAAGGCTATGGTGGTGCTGGTGGATCATCTAATACTTTTCGGCACAATCCACCTCGCACTTTGGATGATGAAGTTGATCCATCTGATGATGAAGACTTATTGCAATTTAATGGCAGCAGAGAAAAATGGGAGCCTAGAACTTATACAGAAGCAAAGCTTGCAAAATTAGGTGGTACTGCACCTACTAATGATCAGATAATAAAATTTGTCGCAGCAAATAGTCAATTTGAACCAGCAGATTTAACAGCCCCTCTTCCTGCACCTTTTGATGAGTCTGATTTTATTTCTGGAATAATAGAAGTCCCACAAAATAGAACTTATACATTTGTCCAAAGTCTTCCATATGATATAGTAATAACTGGAAATTTAATTTCAATTGAAACTGGATCAGCAACAGTAAATTTTCCATCTGGAACAATTCTAGCAGGAAATCCAGTAGATATAACAGTTTCATCAGTATCAATAGATGCTGAATTTTTAGACATACAGTTGAATTTCACAAGGACATTTACTCCATAATGCCATATTTTATATATATAGGAAGGCCAATAGAGGGGGAGCCACCAACATTAACTGGTACTATTTGGTATGCAGATGTTTTGGGCGTAATCTTTGAACTATCACCTGTTGATTTCTCAATCATTAGATCTAGTATTGATCTCACTTCAGGATCTTTACTTTCAGTTGGAGGCATGTCAGATGTTATTTATACTGCTATTTCTATTGGTGCATTAGCTTTTGTGCAAAGACGATCTACAGTTGATTTCTCACTTATACAATTTGCATCTAGTCCTTCTACTACACCTAATGGAATTGGAGGAACAACATCTGTAATATGGCACTCAGATAATTCATCTACTCTCATATATGAGTTGTCTACAGTTGATTTTTCCGTTATTAGGAGTGCAGCTAGTCCTAGCAATAGACCAGAAGGAATTGGTGGGGATGAGAATGCAATTTGGCATTGTGACTTTATTTTAGGGCTAATTTATGAATTATCTGTTGTAAATTTTGATGTAGTTAGAAGCAGAATAGCTCCTGATACTACTCCAAGAGGAATTGGAGGAACTGAAGATGTGATATGGCATTGCAATCCTTCAACAGATCTTATATATGAGTTGTCTACAAATGATTTATCAGCTATAAGAAGTGCAGCAGCTCCATCAAATTTTGGATTAGGCATTGGTGGTGAATAATAATTTTAAATTAAAGGAGAAAACAAAATGAAGGCTATTTTAATTGATGTTGAATTTAATACAGGCAATAGGCCAAAATCTGTACTTAATGAGCAAGGGAAAATTAAAGAAGATTTGTGGTGTGGAAATAGGTGGCAAAACCTTGATGCAGGTAAAGAAATAAGGATTATTAAAAGTGGAGATATACAGCCTTATCAGGATCAAAAAGGAATAATCATTTTGGAAAATCAAGAAGAAATTGAAGGGGCTTTATCTGAATATATTCCAATTAAAATTGAATATTCAATATCAAATGAAATAATAATGGATGCACACATAAAATCTTCAAATATTGATTTTGAGAAACTTCCACAAGAAGCAGATAAATCAGAAGAACTTGAATTTTTATATGATGCTGGAATTCGTGGCATAGATAAAAAAATAATTTCACCACAAGATCCTTCTGAATTGATTTTATTGTTATAAAATAAATCTTAGACTTGACTTTAAATTGCCCATTCAATAACGTATAATTAATTGCACAGGAGAAATATATGCCCATATATGATAATAAAGAATATATTGATTGGATTGATGATTTTCTCACTGATACTGTTCTTGAAGGTTCAGACAGGGTAACACTACCAAGAAAAATGCAAATAAGAGATATGGCATTACTGATTAGTGGTATTGCTGATAATGCAGTTATTACAGCTCAATTTTCACCAGATGATATGGAAACAAAGGATGAAGATCTTATTCCTGTCTCTATGCGTTGGTTTCAACGTAGTGATGGGCAATTCACAGGAGATGACACTGTGCCTATGAATATTTGGGAAAATTTTGATGCTGCTGAAGGTTGGATAAGATTTCTCATATCAGGATTTACAATAAATACTGATATAAAAATAGGAACAAGGCCAAGAGTTGAAAAGGTAGTATAGCATGGCACCATTTGGTTCTGGAGATCCAGTATTTGGTGGACAGATATTTTCACCACCTGATGAGGGTGATCCACCAATTGGCTCTGGTGATGCTATGTTATTTGAAGATGGTTTCCAGATGTTATTTGAAAATGGACTTGATACAATGCTGCTTGAACCAGCACCATAATTTAGGGAGAATATACAATGGCTGATAGAAGATGGTCACAACAACCAGAAGAGTTGAATCCAGACCTACAAGATAAGGTTTTGCTTTTAACTGATGCTGGTGGTAATCCAACCTCAAAACTTCAAACTATTTGCACTACATTTTTTGCTTCTAAGACTTCTGATGATCTTGCTGAAGGCTCAGCTAATCTTTATATGCTTACTGCTGAAAAGTCTAAGTTAGTAGGGATAGCTGATAATGCCACTGCTAATGCCACAGATGCCTTTCTCTTAGACAGAACTAATCACACTGGCTCTCAGCTTCTTTCTACTATATCTGATGCTGGCTCTATTGCTGCATTAAATGAAATTTCAGAGAGCAATCTTTCATCTGATGTACAGGCAAAACTAAATACTGAAGATCAATCAAATACTCAAGTCCTAATAGATGGCACAGACTTTACCAAAGGTGTGAGTAACACAATTACTTTAAGTGCGACACCAGCTGAAGACAGCAATCTAACAATCTGGTTTAATGGTGCAAGGCAAACTCGTAGCACATGGAGCAGGGTTGGTAATATAGTTACTTTTGATGCTGTTATTCCTGGTGACATTCTTGAAATTGAAATTGATGATTATGCTGGTACAACTCTTTCTGAAGTGTTTACTGATGGGGAAGATTTTGAGAAAGGCTCTAGCAATAAAATAAGACTTTTAAATATTCCTGCTATGGATAGCAATGTTACAATATGGTTTGATGGTGCATACCAACCTCGAAATACTTGGACACGTAATGGTCGTGTAATTGCATTTGATAGCACTATTCCTGGAGATATTACAACTATTGAGGTTGATATTCTTGTTGGGACTTCTGAAGGTGAAGAGTTTGCAGATCCTGCAGATTATACAGCTGGAACAAGTGATACAATAACTCTGACTAATTTGCCCAGTACTGATAAACATCTTGATATACGCTTTTCTGGAGCATATCAGCCAAGAAGTACCTGGAGCAGAGTTGGTAAGCTGGTAACTTTTGATGCTGTTATACCTATTGATGTATTAACTGTTGAAGCTGATGTCCTTATATCTCATGTTATGCCTTCAGTCACAGTATCATTGATATCAGATAATGAAGCTAAAATAAGTGGTGAAGCAATTAATGTATCAGAAGTATTTATTGATGGTGCTGGATATATAAAAGGAATTGACAATTCAATCACTCTGGGTAGAACACCTGAGTCAGATGCTCACTTAACAATATGGTTTGATGGTGCTAAGCAATCTCGCAGTGATTGGAATAGAGTTGGTAATGTTGTAACTTTTACATCTACAATTCCTGGAGATATATCAGAAATTGCTACAGATACATTACTTGGAAGTGTTACTGCTGAAGTATTTAATGATGGAGTTGATTATCTTAAAGGAATTGATAATAAAATACTCTTGAATGCTTTGCCAGAAGCTGATAACAATGTAACAATATGGTTTGATGGTGCATATCAACCAAGAGATACATGGAGCAGAGTTGGACAAGTAGTCACTTTTGATGCTATTATTCCTGGTGATATTTTACAAATTGAAGCTGATATAACAGTTGGAGTAATCCTTTCAGAAGTCCTTTCAGATCCTACAGATTATACAAAAGGCACTAGTGATAGCATAACAATACAAAATGTCCCACCTTTAGATGAGCACCTTAATATTAGATTTGGTGGAGTTAGGCAAGCCCGTAGTACGTGGACACGTTCTGGTGCAATTATAACTTTTGATGCTGTTATTCCTGGAGATGTTGATACAATTGAAGTTGATACACTGGTTAGCTCACATGGTAAGGTAACAATAACAGACACAGAGCGTGAAGCTATTTTAGCTAATTCAGCACAAGCCAATTTCACTGCAAATCTTATTGATGGCACAGACTTTACTCAAGGTGTGAGTGATACTGTGCTATTACCTCGTACACCAATATCTGATGCTCAACTTTCAATATGCTTTAATGGAAATCACCAACATGAATCAACTTGGACACGTACAGGTAACAGCATTCAATTTGACATTACAATTCCTGGAGATGTTGATACAATAAGTATAGACATATTTGGTGGGAATGCAGTAACTGAAGGATTTGCAGATCCAGCAGATTATACAAAAGGCGTAAGCAATAGCATTACACTTTTAGATACTCCAGATTCAGATGCACATTTGAAAATATGGTTTGATGGGTCATATCAATCTCGCAGCACTTGGAGCAGAGTTGGTAATGTAGTTACTTTTGATGCTGTTATTCCTGGTGATGTTGATACAATTGAAGCAAGCATAATAACTGCTAATATAGTTGCAGAAGTATTTACATCTGGCTCAGAATATGTTGCAGGAACTGATGCATTTATAACTCTTGGCAGCATCCCAGCATCAGATCATGATCTTACTATACGATTTGAAGGTGTGGACATTGATCCTGAATTCTGGCGCAGGAATGGAAATGTAGTTACATTTGATACCATTATACCAATTGATGTTTTAGAAATTGAAGTTGATATATTGTTAAGTTCAGAGGGTGATAATCTTAATGCTATATCTGCAATTGTCCAAGATTTGACTCCACAACTTGGTGGAGTACTTGATTGTCAGGGCTTTGATGTTACAGATGTTGGCACAATTATACTTGCTGATAACCAGTCAATATTTATTGCATCTGGTAGTGGCGTTAAAAACGCAATATCTCTTGGTGGGGTAAGTGATAAAACTGTATTTAATAATCCAACTGATTTTAATTCAAATGTTGCTTCTAATCTTGCTGATCCATCAGATGCACAAGATGCTGCTACTAAATCATATGTTGATTCACAGGCTTTTGGAATTTTATCTTTGGTTGAAGATACAACACCTCAACTTGGTGGTAATCTAGATCTAAACTCATTTATAATAACTGGCTTAGTTATTGGTACAGATATTCAAGCATGGTCAGCTGTGTTAGATGCAACAACAGCTAGCTTCCTAATAGCTGATGAAACTAAGCTAGATGGAATTTCTGCTTCTGCTACTGCCAATGATACGGATGCTAACTTGCTAAATAGAACTAACCACACTGGTACGCAGCTAATGAGTACTATATCTGATGCTGGTTCACTAGCAACTAAAAATACTGTGGCCACAGCTGATATTGATAATGATGCAGTTACAGAAGATAAGCTTAATAATACAACAGTTACTGCTGGATCATTCACTAATGCTGATATTACAGTGGATGCACAAGGACGTATAACAGCTGCTGCTAATGGTACAGATCTTGGATCTACTGTTAATAGCTTTGTAAGTTCTGAAATATCTATTGTGTCAGGTGGTCCAGCAACTATACCGCATGGTCTTGGAGCTGTACCTGACAATGTTACTTTTGAACTAATTTGTAAAGTTGCAGAAGCAGGATACAGTATTGGTGACATTGTTGAACTCGATGCTGGACCTAAGAAAGTTAATAATAGTGGCATGGGCTTTATAAAAACTTCTACAGATATTAAAGTTAGATTTGGCAGCACTGCTAAAGTTTTTGAGGCAGTTGATTTCTTAACTGGAATGAGTACTCCACTAACAAATGCAAATTGGAAAGTAAAGTTCAGAGCTAGAACTTTTACATAGGAGAATAAAATATGACTATGAAATTTTACGTTAATGTTTCCGGCAATTACATTGGTGAGTGGGATGATGCTGATTCAGACCTTCCAGGTGGAGCAGTTGAGGTCGCTACAGCCCCTCCAATAAATGACACACAAGTGTGGGGATTTCCTAATTGGGGTGCACCAGTTCCAACTAATGTAACTGATACAGATGAGAAAAAAGCTGATAAGGACAGTGGAGTAATTACAGAAAGTATTGCTACTGGCCTGGATGATTCTGGTTCAGATGAGCAATATTCTAATATAAAAACTACCATAACTGATAACACTGATGGATCTGAAGATGCAAAAGTTACTTTGGAAACTACACAAGCTGGAACACTAACTGAGGTTGCATCCTTTGAAAAGGGGCTTACTCTTAATGGTGCTACTGGTGGAGATAAAGGCTCAGGAACTTTGAATGCTGCAGCAGTTCACATTAATGGTGGAACTGCTATTGAGGATGGTGCTACAGCTGACCAAACGGGTACAGAAATAAAGACTGCTTATGAAGCTGAGACAAATACTAATGCCTATGATGATGCTGCTGTATCTAAATTAGCAGGAATTGAAGCCTCAGCTACTTCTGATCAGACAGGTTCTGAGATAAAGACTGCTTATGAAGCTAATGCAGATACTAATGAATTCTCTGATGCTGAACAGACTAAGCTATCTGGAATTGAAGCCTCAGCTACTGCTGATCAGACAGGTTCTGAGATAAAGACTGCTTATGAAGCTGAGACTAATGCTTATACTGATACTAAAGATACTAAACTTGCTGGGGTTGAGGCTTCTGCTACTGCTGATCAAAGTAATGCTGAGATAAAGACAGCTTATGAAGCTAATGCAGATACTAATGAATTCTCTGATGCTGAACAGACTAAACTAGCTGGGGTGGCTACTTCTGCTACTGCCAATGACACAGATGCTAATTTAAAAGCTAGAGCTAACCATACTGGAACTCAGCTGATGTCCACTATATCTGATGCTGGTGCTGTTGCTACTTTGGGTGAAATTGCAGAAGGTAATCTTTCAGCAGCTGTTCAGACTAAGCTTAATAATACAGCAACTAGTAAGATGGATGCTACTGCTGCACCTACAGCCAATGATGACAGCGCCAATACAAGTACAAATGGAGTATTTGCTATTGGATCCATGTGGGTTGATACTACTAATGATAAGGCATATAGATGTTTTGATGCTACACCTACTGCAGCTGTATGGAAAGACACAACCCTTTCTTCTGCAGATCTAGGAACTATGGCAGTTCAAAATGCTAATGCTATAGCTGTAACAGGTGGTACCATAGATGGAGTTACAATTACTAACTCTGGATTAACTATTGGAACTAATGTTCAGGCTTGGAGTTCAGTGCTAGATGCTACCACTGCTTCATTCCTAACAGCTGATGAGACTAAGTTAGATGGCATTGCTGCTTCTGCTACTGCCAATGACACAGATGCCAACTTAAAGGCTAGGGCTAATCATACTGGAACTCAGATAATGTCCACTATATCTGATGCTGGTGCTCTAGCTACATTAGGAACTGTCGGCACATCCCAAATAGATAATGCCTCAATTACTCTAGCTAAAATGGCAAACATGGCTACAGCTAGCATACTAGGTAGGAATACTGCTGCTACAGGTGTTCCAGAAGTTCTTTCACCAGCTACAGTCCTTTCTATACTTGGTGTTGAATCTGGAGCTACAGCTGACCAAACTAATGCTGAGATTAAGACAGCCTATGAAGCCAATGCAGATACTAATGAATTTAGTGATGCTGAGCAAACTAAGCTTGCTGGGGTTGCAACTGCTGCTACAGCCAATGACACAGATGCTAACTTAAAGGCTAGGGCTAATCATACTGGTTCACAATTGATGTCTACTATATCTGATGCTGGTGCATTGGCTACACTTAATAGCATTGGACCTTCTCAACTTGATGCTACTGCTGTTAGTGCTGGGTCTTATACTAATACTGATATTACTGTGGATGCTGATGGACGGATTACAGCTGCTTCTAATGGATCTGGTGGATCTGGATATGTAGATAAAGTTGATGCTACTGCTGCACCTACAGTTAATGATGATACCTCTAATACTTCTGGTAATGGAGTGTTTGAAGTTGGATCTATGTGGATAGATGTTACTGGTGATAAGACTTATTTCTGTGTTGATGCTACTGCTACTGCTGCTGTCTGGAAGGCATCAGATGCTAGTACATTTACGAGTGGCCAAACTATAACAGGTTCTTCAAATGAAATTCAGCTGAAGGTTGTAGGCCACACAGTTCAAAATTCCAACATATTAGAAATTCAGAACAATGGTGGAACTGATTTATTTGCTGTGAGTGATGAGGGATATGCCACCATTCAAACAACTGGTGGTCAAGCCAAATTCTTCCTACTTACAACTAATGATACTGGAAATACTTCAACCATCTATTTCCAAGGTGATGATGCTGTCAGTCAAGTTACAGATTATGCAAATATAACTTGTACTATTGTTGATAATAGTAATGGCTCTGAAGATGGTAAGCTATTAGTAAACACCATGCAAGGTGGGTCTGTCACCCCTGTTGTTACCTTTGAACTAGGAATTTTAGTTGGTGCTGCTACTGGTGGGGATAAGGGTGTTAATACTGTTAATGCTGCTAAATATTACACTAATGGTGTATTAATAACTGCATCTCTTCAACCTACCTTAACAGATGGAGCTAACATTGCTTGGGATCTTTCTGCTGGTAAATCTGCAGTGGTCACTTTGGCAGATAACCGGACACTTGATAATCCTACTAACTTGATTGCTGGGCAAGAATACACTATCATAATAAAACAAGATGCTACTGGTTCAAGGACATTGGCCTATGGATCAGCATATAAATTCCCTGGAGGAACAGCACCAACACTGTCCACTGGGGCTAATGCAGTTGATAAAATAAGCTGCATATCTGATGGTACAATTTTGTACTGTGATTTTGTAGCTAACTATAGCTAATAACTTAAACTGAAGGAGAAATATAATGCCAACTATTATACCAGAAAGTCAAACAGAGGGTAAAGGCCCACAAGCTGCTAGTGGAATTGTAACTAAATTTAATAATGATGATCAAGCAGCTCAAGATTTGGTAAAAGTACTGCATAAGAAAACGCCCGTAGGTATAACAAAATCAAGTGGTGATTATCTTTGGGACCCACTGATTGAACCTATTGTCTTACTAACTTTGACAGGCAATGCTGGATTAAATGGTAATCCAGTATCTGGAAATGTGAATGATGGTGAAACATTTCATATTATAGTTCAGCAAGATGCTACTGGTGGACACACTTTAACACCTAATGGTACGAGAACTTTTACTGCAAATAACCTGTCTATGGATATTGCGACAGGGGCAAATGAAGTATCATTACTTAGAGCTGTGGCTTTTCAGGGTAGACTTATGATTGAAACAGTTATTGCACCTCTTAAAGATACTGATGGTGGTTTTGGATTTTGGCCTACTGCGATATAGTGTTGTAAGTTATTATTTAATTTGCCGGAAATTAAAACCTTTCGGCAAATTATGTGATTAACTTATAGGTGCTTTGTGGAGCTTCCAATAATAATTCAACTAGCAGCACTTTTTATTACTTGTGCAGGAATAATCTTCAGCTATCATAAATGGCGTGAGACAGTAACTCATGCTAGAATAGACAAGTGCAAGGAAGATCTTGAAGAAAGAATTGAAGGTATAGAAAATAATTATGCTAGACGTGAAGAATTTAATGTGTTGGCACAGAATTTGAAAGAAAGTCTTCAATCTATTAAAGAAGAACAACATCGAATGGCTCAAAGATTTGATGAATTCTTTTTACGCTTCATTGAAAATAGCATAAAAAAATAATGAATACATTTGATTTATCAGTTGAAGAGATCCTAAAGATAGAGGGTGGATTGTCTGACAATCCTGATGACCCTGGTGGAATTACTAATTTTGGCATCTCAATTCGCTTTGCTGGCTCTATTGGATTTGATCTTGATGAAGATGGTGATACTGATGAAGATGATATAAAGGCCCTTAATATAGAGGGTGCAAAATTAATTTACTTTGAACATTTCTGGGTTAAGATCCATGGTGATTTATTACCCAGAGGTCTGGCACACATAGTATTTGATGAAGCTGTTAATCAGGGGCCAAGATCTGCAATCAAAGATCTTCAATATGCAGTTGGTGCCACTGTTGATGGGATCTTTGGTGATCAAACAAGAATGGAATCTCATAGGCATTATAATGAGAATTCAATCAATGAACTTTGTGCAAGGCGTATGGATAGATATGGAAGGGCCAGGAATAAAGCTGGTGCATACTTGCTTCCATATTTTGGATTAGGATGGGGTAGGAGACTTATGAGGGCGCATGCATTTGGCTTAGATCTAGCTAGAAAAGATGGTGTAATATGAAATTATGGGGAATAAATCCTAATGACAGATTGCACAACAGAAGAAATCTTGCATTTTTCAGTGCTATTTTTTCCCTTATATTTTGGCCTCATGAATTAATACTTCTTCATTTTGTATATGACTTGGATATTGGATTAATAAAAGCACTTTTAATTTATGTTGGCACAGTTGCTGGAACATCTATTGGTGGATACATTTGGAGCGCATTAAGGAATGATGATGTTATTGGGAATGATAAGAGCTAATCCAATTAGAGCTTTAGGAATGGGTATTGCTCTTGCTGGTCTAATTATGTTAGGCTTATTATCTTGGAGGGTCAACTATTTATCTGATAAAGTATCTGATCAAAAAGCAGCATTATTAGGGTATAGAGCAACAATCTCACAGTTGCAGAGCGATGTAAAGCTAAGAGATCAAGTATCTATGGCTGATCATGAGGCTACAATTGCCAATGAAATAGAGCGTTTTGAAATTATAGGAGCATTAAATGAATATAAGGAATATGGCTGTACTGATGTTGTTCACTCTGCTATTGATGGCATGCACAACTCCATCAGCTCCAGAAATAATTAAAAGTAAGCCACCAGAGCAGATACTAAGTTGTAAAAATTTTCCTGAATGTAAGCCAGAAATTGAAGGTGAGGATAAATTGAGTGATAGAGAAATAGCAATTTGTCTTCTAGATATATTTTATGCTTGGAAAGATTGCAATGAGAAGCTGCAAAAAGTAAGGCAATTCATAAATAATTAAAACATATCATATAATTCTTTCCAACCCTGCTTTGTGCATTTTACAACCAGCATTGGTTTAACTTTTTTTGTTCCACCAGGTTTGCCCAACTCTCTTGCAAATTTTCCAGACCAAATATAAATTGAATTATCTTCAACAACATAAAGCATGGTGTAACATGTTCCACCCAGTGACCAATATCTTGTAAGCCAATTTGGCTGGGCTGGTTGATATTTTATTTTGTTGGGGAATTTTTCTTCAGCCTTTAATTCTATCCACCCAGCCTCACCATTGTGAATATAATGAGTATCTGGCCATCCTGGTTCAGCTTCATTCTCAAGTCTTCTTATCCATTCAAGGCCAAGATTAAGCCTGAGTTTTTGCCAGAATTTGCCTTCTAATTTTTGGCCCATAATTAATTATATATGTATTATGCTGCTTCCTCTAGGAAAAAGCTATCAGGATCTCTATTGACAAGATCCGCAATTATCTTCTTGGAGCGCAATGAATTTATTATCTGCCTATCTGTTTGGCAATTTGCCTGTACATCTGTATAAGTTACACTGCCAGTTGTTCCTATCCTGTGGCATCTATCTTCACTTTGCAACCTCACTTCAAGATCAAAACTATTAGAATGATATATAGGATTTTCACATGCCGTAAGTGTTAAGCCTCTGGCAGCTGCCTTGTTACATATCATGATCTTCATATCTTTGCTTTGAAATCCCTTTACATTTTTGGCACGAATATCATCAGGTGTTCTACCATAATAAGTGCCAACATTATCATTGCCATGATCACGCTTTAATTCTTCCTCTAGGGTTATTATATCTTGTGTGCTAGCCTGTCCATTGCACCATACTAATATGCTCCCAATAGTGTCTTTGCAATGCTGCTGTACAGCTTCTATTTTGGGATTATCCCCAGGAATTCTTTGTAATTCATCTGAATCATCAGCAGGAAACCAACCATTACTAATTTGCTGGAGCCTTAGAAGCCTGACAACTCCAATATCAGCAGTGAGAAAATTATTGTCATTATCTCCCTCAAGTTGGGTGAAGTAGTCTTTACGCAATTCATTATATAATTTTAATTGTTGGTGAGTTAATTCAACATGAAATCTTTTGTAGAGCTTTTCCGGTAGATCTAGACAATCTTTTTTAAGCACTCTAAAGCTGTGGCCATCCATTAGTTGAATAAGCTCATCAATATTCTTATAGCCAATTATAGATCTATTCTCATATCCACCCATTGCACAAAAATGGCCTCTAAAGCTTGTGAATGTATCGAAGCCTAGAATGTTAGGATTAAGCCAAGACAATTGTCCATACAGATCCTCCACACCCTTTGTTATGTTTGTGCCTGTCATGATCAATTTATTCTTGACATCAACAAATTGTTTAGTTAGGTATTTAGTCCTAACTGCACTATGGTTTTTGCAATATTGACTTTCATCCATAACACCTATGATTTTATAAGTCCTGATTACTCTCTCTAGAAAATATTTTGCTTTGGCAGATGTGAAGCCCTCTATATTAAAAGCAAATATTTTTAAACAATTTTCAGAAGCCATCACTCTTTCAAATTCAGGATCAATGTATTCCATTTTCCCTGTCTCTTTATTCTTTTTAGCTTTCACTTTTTTGGCATTATAATGATAGATCTCTCTGGGACACCAATCAGGAAGGTGTATTGGAATTTCTTCAGAACACCAATTTGTGTGAACTCCATTAGGCGCAAGGACAATTAAGGCTTCTATATCTCCATTAGAATATTTATATGCTGCCTTATCTATTGCTATCTTTGTCTTGCCTGTACCCTGTTCCATGAATAGAGCAAAAGTATCAACATCTCTAGAAAGTAGGAAAGCATGGCGCTGATGATCAAATGGTTTTGTTTTATATTCATAGCTGCCATCATCCTCAAGGATCTGAGTCTTCATTTTAGCTAAATCAGAGGCAGCTTTTTGCTCACTAATAAAATTAATTAAATGTCTTTGGGCACCCTCAGTCCAGACAGCATCTGGCCAATTCTCATTTATGTATTTAATATTATTAGCAGTTGGCCGGAAACGTAGATGTCTAGTTCCATCAACCCATTTTGCAAAGCCTGGGAATGCATGTTCAGAAATCTTTCTTCTGTTATCACCCTCAAGCTTTGCTATTATTATACAGTGTTTGTCACCAAACTCTTCAATTCTGGGTATCATTTCACCTCTATTCTATCCCTAGCTAAATCCCATGTGAAGTCATTATTTCTACCTCCAGCAGAAATATATTCTTCATATGTCATGCCATTTTTAATCAATTCCCAACTTCTATGGCCATGTGTGCCTTCACGTCTAGGATTATCTTTGACCTTTTTATATATTTTCTTACCAGCATATTGGCTCTTTTTGCCTTGCCCACCTTTATTGGTTTTGATTTTTTCAAGATCTTTCTTTGTATCATCACAAACCAATTTCTTTATTTCATCTAGGCTAATGACTTTTTCTTCAAGCAATTTAGCAGCCCTTTTCATAGCTGTTGCCCTGTCTGTAAATTTCTTCACAGGTGTATCAGCAAAGCTATTATACACTGAGACTAATTCAGATGTTGGTATTTTATCAGCTACTCTATTATAATTAAGCATTTTATTTCTCCTTGTTGATGGGTTATACCATATACTTAATTATAGCTGATGTAAACTTAATAAATCATTAACATAAATCACACATGAGTTTTATTATAGCTTAAGTGTTTGTTATTCTTTATGAATTCTCTAGCATCTTCATCACTCATTATTTTTGAACCATGAAAGGGCAGCATTGCATAATTTTTTGCATGCATAGTATAAATAACTTTGCCAACATCTCTAATCTCAACTTTAATTCCATCACCTATTAAAATTTTCATATCAACTCAACTTTTTCCAACGATCAACATACACCCTTCTGAATCCTTTTCGGCATCTACCTTTAAATATATACCAGTCTCCATTTTTGCCACTCTCTATTATGGGCTTGCCGTAATCCATATAATTAAAACGATCTATTTGGCATATAATAGAGTCAGTATCATCTTCAACAACAAAGTTAAGATAAAGAGTTTGACCCCTCATTAATCTACCACCACGCTTTTCAACAAAGCCAACTTCATTAAGATCTCTTTGATTCTTGTCTATTAATTTGGCTATGAATACAAACCTACCATCAGATTTTTCAGTGATGTTTTTTAAGAATGTGAGGGGTGATTTTATATTGTGAGCCACAGGGTTGTCAAAAATGTGACCCCACTTTTCTTTACATTCAAATATAACATCATAGGGGCTTACAGCTTCCTCCATTTTCTTAATTTGGCTGCCTGTTAAATTCCTTCCTTCTTTTCTACGCAAGACTATATCACCAGCAGTTTTAGGGCCAAATCCTTTAACACCTATAATACCACCAACAAGCTTTCCACCTTGCACACTCCAATTTTCCTCAGATAAATCCTTATCAAAAGCTTTATATTCATATCCCTCATTGACTAGCTCTCGTAAGAATTTGATGGACTTTTCTTCTCCAGCCTTCCCTCCACCATTGTGCCGTAAACATGCAGCTGCATATTGTAAAGGATAATGGGACTTAAGAACCATGCACCAATATGATATAAGGCCATATGCTACTGCGTGAGACCTGTTATAACTCCAACTTCCGAAACTGCAAATCTTGTCCCAAAACTCTGCAGCTTGTTCTTCTTCAAAATTATTTTCAATAGCTCCCTTTAAAAATTGCTCTTTATATTTATTAAAAAATTCAACACCAAGGGATTTAGCAACAGCCTTGCGTAGTGAGCTAACATCTTCCCAACTCATATTTCCAATTTCTCTGGCTATCCTCATGATGTTTTCCTGATAGATAACAACTCCAAGACTATCTTTAAGTATATCTTCAAGCATTGGGTGCTCATATGTAACCTCAGCAACTCCAGTCCTACGCTTAATCCAATCATTAGCCATTCCACTATTAAGTGGCCCAGGCCTAGCTAGAGCAGTCACAGAAATTACATCTTCAAAATCTTCAAGTTCAAATTGTCTACAAAGACTTTGCAGAGCATAGCCTTCATATTGGAATATCCCTGAGAATTTTCCTTCATTAATTACATTAAAAGCCTTATCACTATCCAAGGGGAAGTCAAGAAGATCTTTATTTGACCAGTTAATTTGTTCAAGGCAATCTTCAATAACTGATAAAGTCCTCAATCCTAGAACATCAATCTTCAAAAGATTTAATTCCTCAGCATCATACTTATCAACTTGTGCTGCACCAGTTTGCCTATCAACAGAGCAATACCATGATACTGGTTTAGAAGTAACAACAATTCCTGCTGCATGTTTTCCTGAGTGCTTTGCATGAGCTTCTATTTCTTCAGCGATTTGCAATTCTGGATATTTCTTAAGCATTTTTTGGCCAATGTCAAGCTCCTTGAAAGTGTCCATGATGCAGAATGCGGCACGTGCATCCCCTCCAGATCTTTCAATGATGGCATCTTTAAGGTTAGTGACTTCATACATTGGGATGCCAAGGGCTTTTGCACAATCGCCGATAGCACTTTTTGCCTTGAAGCGATTGATTGTACCAAGCTGCGCGACGCATGCCTCACCATATTTCTCCCTTAAATAGTTGAACACTGATTCTCTTTTTACATCAGGAAAATCAATGTCAATATCAGGAAGGTCAGCCCGATTGATATCAATGAACCTTTCAAAAATAAGATCATATTTTATAGGATCAATTTCAGTTATATTAAGTAAATAACAAACTAAAGATCCACAAGAGCTACCACGTGCTGGACCAACAAGCATAGTCTTTTTGGCCCATTGACATAGATCAGCTATTAAAAAGAAATAATCTTCAAATTCCTTTTCAGCAATGAGGCTGAGTTCCCTGTCTAAACGCTCTTTATATATAGGATCAGAAAGATCTACACCACGAGACAACCCAGCATCATAGCACATTTCTTTAAGAGTTTTAGTAACAACAGGACTAACAAGTTCAGCTCTGGTTAAAGATACATCAGCCATGGTGGCAATCTCAATAGTATTAGATAAGGCTTGGCTTATATATTCTTCATCTGTTACATCTTTTAAGGCTTCTTTATATTCATCACCAGTTAATATGTGCATAGGGGTTGTCTTATCATCTGCAAATTTCCCCATACACACCTCGTAAGCATCCTTATGTTCAGGCCTGGGGAAGTAATTGTCAGAAGTTGCTAGGGGCTTTATACCATGCTTATTTGCCCCTATTATAGCTTGTTTCCTTGTTGTTGGATTAAGATCTAAATATACTAGATTGTCTTTGGGTTCAAAATTCCATGATGTAATAACAGCCACTTCATTGGTAAGACTTCTAATATCACCTATACTTATCCTGGGGAAATAATAAAATTGCTCAGTAGCAAAGGTAACAAGCTCATAGATCTGCTTAAGTCCATTATTTGTGAGAGCTATGAAGCGCAGATATTTAACACCTTGTTTCTCATCCAATTTAGGATCAGGAACAACAGCCAGCTCAACACCAAAGATAGGCTTAACACCTTCCTTTCGGCATGCCTTTTCAAAGGGTACGTGCCCCCAAGTCCCATTAATATCACAGATGCCTGCATATTCATCATGGTTAGCATCTATGACTTTGGCAAGATGACCATAGGCATGCCGAAAGGAATACTCTGTGCGATTACATAGATTAATCAAGCAGCCTTCTCCTTGGGTGGAAGATCCATTTGCTTATTGAATTTCTTCAAATCAGGAGCAGGAACATTCCTAATTATTTCACCACCTGTGCATGCTAGGATAAATGATTCAGCTTCTGGCCAAACCTCAATTGCCCTGTTAACAGTAGTCACAGAATTAAGAATTACAAGAGCCTTATTATAAGCTGCTGCCCTTTCAGATCTCAATTCTGATTCCTTGTCTTTGAAATCCTCAATAATATCAAGCAATTTCTTTTTAATTTTACAAGTACGAACTGAATCAGGATCAAGTCTTACAGAGCCACCATGCTTGGCTAAAAATCTTTTAGCTTCTCTATTTTTAAAGTCAACAGTCCTATATCCATTATTAGTCCTGCATTGAAAATCTGGGGAAGTTGGTAACCACCCATCAGGCAAAGCATTCATTTTATCACGAGTTGCCTTATCATAAAGAGTATTATAAAGTTTTTCTGCCACAGGGGCTTTTTGACTTTTTAATTCTTTTTGTAGATCTCCATATTTATTGTGGACAATTGCTCCAGCAATTCTTTCTCTTTCAGAAACTGTTAATCTTTTACTAGCCATTACACATCACCCCTTTTTCTCATTTCAATAACACACCTAGTCAATGCCTCAGTATCTGCCATGGCTCTATGTGCATCC